ATTAATTTCTGTTTTTGCTAAAGAAAATGTTTTTTATTGAAAGTAGACCTAAAGTTTTCAAAGATTTGGGGGGTATGCCCATCCATGGACGAGCAACCATTTTCTTGGTTCCGAATTGAAGATAGGGGCCGTAATGAGTCGTTTCAACTTTAAATCCACCATTGCTACCTGGTAAAATATTAGCTGTATCTTGCATTACACCAGTTAACCTCAAAATGGGTTGTCCGGGGTATTTCTTTTTCTTCCAGGCTTCGTATTTCGGAGTCAGTTGAGCCCAGGGAGTGTTCTTTGTGGGTTCTCTTTCATTTTTCCAGAATGGTTTTTGATCTGCGAGTAAAATCGGTGCCCATTCTTTTTGAGTTTGAGGCCACCAGTTAAAATTGATAACCAATGGATCTTTTATGCGAAATGAAATCATTTTTTCCTCGCTGATTTTTTCATTTCGGCTTCCTGCGCTTTAACATGTTTGTTAACGATTTCGATCATCAATAAAACTTTTGGCACTGGTAGAAGTTCCATCCATTCAATTGAAGAATCCCAACGTTGTTTGCAAAGATGGAAAGCGGTTTCAAGCCAGGTTTCAACTGGCATAATTTTTGAAGATAGGAGGTTTTCTACTGCCCATTCAAATATTTTTCTTGTTTCTGACACGGAGTATTGAGTTAAACACTCTTCGTTTTGCAGAAGCCGAGAAACCAAAAGAACAGAGAGTTGACCGTCGGCTATTTCTGTGTTCTTGAGCATTTGAATGTAATAAAAATCTTTCGGAATCAAATCACGGAAGTGAATTGGCTCACGATCTGCGATTCTTACAACGTAAGAGAAATCCTCTTGATCTTCAACTATTATTTTGGGTCTTCATCTTCGTCTGTTCCAGAAGCTTTGGCGACAAGATCGCTTAGCTTTTTGAAATCACGAACACCAAGATCTAGGACTTCTTCGTATGAAATCTTTGAAGTGCCTACAGTTAGACGCTCGATAATTTTCATACCTTTTTCAATATCACCTGCTTTTGACAGATCCTTTTCCATATAGATAAGATCTCTGCCAGTCATTTCACGAACTGTGATTTCTCGACCGTCAGTCAGGGTCGTTGTAAAAGAGGCCAGTTTGGGCTGAGGTTTAGGTCTGGTAATCACGGGTTGATCTTCCCCTTCGTTAGCAATTTTCATAGGTTTTTTGAACCGTGGTTGTGAAACAATTTTACCCTTAATGTGTTTAAGAAGTCTTCTAGATCGTTATAGGACTCGCCAGCTTCCAATCCCATCAGAAATTGATTTGAAAATGTGTAGGAAGTCATAGCTCCTTTGTGATCATTCTGGAGGATTCTGTCTAATGCGTCAATCCCCCACTCTTCGCAGTATAGCAGCTTATTAGAAAAATCGCGGTCTTCCATCTTTTGATATAGCTGAGATGTTCTCGAAGACATCACTCGCAGTCCAAGCTGGTTCCACCATGAAAGAAGGAAACATGGTGACGAATTGATAGAAATTTATCATTTCATCTGTGTAGAAGTGATGCTCGTTCTGACGAGCTATGAATTCATCACGGATCACCCAATCTGATGGCGGATGGTGGCGTTTGTTTAGCTCTTCAATATGAAGTGGTGCTGACCAATGCCAAGGCTTGGTTACGCCGACATGGATGACTTGATGAATCTTACTTAGTTCAAGTTCAAAATCCGTGATTTCAATGAGGTGATCGTGGTTTCTATTCCTGTATCGTTCCAGGATATAAGTACATAAGTAGCTACGATCCCAAATTTGATCACCACCTTCGCTCAAATCTTGACGATACTGGTCAAAGATCGTTTTTCCTCGGGGATTGGGTTCGGAATGGTGTTTGACCCGGAAGTCAGTAATCTCAGAAAGCTGAGCAGCCAGTGTTGATTTTCCGACCCTGTCTGGACCACCTAAAAGAATTAGCATAGTTAAATTTTTGCGTAGCAGACGTTAGCGGTTCCTTGCGAAGGATGAGCGATTTTAGAAAAGGCACCGTAGGAGAGATCGAGAGTTCTCCCTCTAACATGTGGCCCATCATCATTAATTTTAACTACTATAGATTTTCCAGTTGATTGATTTGTAACTTTGACGCGAGTACCGAATGGGAAACTTTTGTGTGCAGCGGTGAGAGCGTAGGCATTAAATCTTTCTCCACTTGCAGTTACCCCTCCGTGAAACCCATCTCCGACTCCGTAATGACTGGCTTCTGTGCACTGAGAATGTGCTTTTGCAGAGATACCAGAAAACATGACTGAGGCGAGCAGCAAAGTTTTAAGCATGACAAATAAACAAAGGACAATTACAAAGAGAAAGCTAGTCTTTCGGCTTCCTCAATGCTGAAGTATTCGAGATTGCATGAAACTCGAACTGATGAAGGTATTTCCCTACCTCTTTTATCAAGAGGGATCACTTCAACATGGGGCCACAGTTTCCTCAATGGTGACAGTAAGGAAGCTTGAACCCTGGCTTTTTTCTTAGTTTGGCGTGGCATGTGACTAACCTAGTATAACGTGAAATGTATTACAGTAAACCCCTTTGAACGAGGGAAAACCGGGTTTTGAGCTTGTCAATAGCACCTATTTCGGATAATTCACGCATACTGTATTCAACTCCTGCAGGTTCATCGACACCTTGGGGATTCGATGGTGTTACAGTTTTTTCATTGGGTGATTTACGAATCCGACTGTCAATGGCCACGCTTGAAAAGAAAGCGCGACTGAGGGGCAGATCCGGAAGATTCACCTGATTGTGAAACAGAGACCAGGTATACATATGGGCGATTTGATAAAGAACAGCGAAAATCTCTGCATGTTTATCGGGCACCATCCAGTGTATCTCGTCATGTATACTGATAACGAATCTTGCTTCTACTTTGAACTCTCTCATTAACCAATGAGTAGCTACAAGAATAGTCGCAAGAATCTCAGATCCAGACGCTTGTATAGTCCAGTTAGTACGTGAAGTAGCAAAATCATCTCCGACCACTGCTGGGCGCAGAGCCGTAGAGATCTTGGTTCCTAAACAAGGCAATTGAGGGATTTTTGTTTTCATAGCGATCTGCTCCATATAGTTGTAACAACCGGAGTCAGATCCGCCTTCCAAAGGTGATTGTTTTGTAATTCTCACACCTTTTTTGGCTTTTAGCATGTTGTTTGCTAAAGTACGCACCTCGTTGTCGGGTTTCTCAGGGTATTTCTTGCGAATATAACCTGTGACAGCTTTCGCACCAGCACCATATAGCATAGCAAAACCAGCTATTTTTGCAGTGTCTCGATCAACTCCAACAGTTTTAGCGAGAGCGGAGTGGGGGTCAGTCCCCAACTCCTTTGAACCACTGAGAACATTGAAACCCATCGGTGAACCGCCGATGATGCCGGAATCCCATGAATCACAATAAGAAGCTGCTATCTGCATCTCTTGCCCATCAAAGTCTGCTCCAACGATCTTCCAACCGTCTGGTGCTTGGACGCGAGTCTTTAGCTCAGTACCAATACGCCAGCTTTTGGTGGAACACATGGTTACCATCAATGGTTCAACAGTTCTTCTGGTAGTTGTGCCATGGGCCAGTATTTCCGGAAGAGTCACATAGGCATCTTCTCCATGAGGATTGTGAGTCTTCATGAACAATCTACTCATGACTCTCTTTCTTACGGAAGTCCAGTAAGAAGTACCGTTAGCAATTTCAAGTGCTCGTAAAGCCTCGGGTAGTTGAGATCTGAGACGACCAGAAGCCATATCCTCAACAAATTCCTTATTCAAGACACCACCAACATTGTCACCGTTTCCTTTGGGATGTGGAATCTTTTCCCATCCTGTTGATTTGAGTACGCACCATCCGTCGGTCTTGGTTATCACTATCGGTAAACCTTCCCACTCTAATTTTAGTAGTAAGTGAGACAGTTGACTTTTCGTACTTATCTTGGTTTCGGGGTCTCGAATGAACTGTCGCATCCAGGTAGGGACTCCTGCATATTTACCTTTCTGAGATTTAACTTCCCAATCAAGTTGTCGCAACCACGGATCAGAGTTCCAGTATTGATTGGGGTCTTCTGAAGCAGTCCATTCATCATAGTATTTATTGACCAATGACCTGCACAACGCAGTCATCTCCTCATTGAATTCATCATAAACTTTCTCAGTTCTGTTCATCCATTCCTGCCAGTCCGGAACCAAAGGCACCACAGAACCATTTAGGTAGTAGTGGCCAGCGAGTGCAACCATACTTGGCGTGGAGTCTAGATACTTCGGCCAGATAGCTTGAAAGAGCTCAGCTGTGTAGAATGCGTCTTTCATCGCATATTCTAAGGCAGGAAATAAACCTTGCCGAATCGCACCTAAATCCTGCCCTTTGACAAATAAATCTCTCACTTCTTTATCTGCGTACCCTAGCTTCTTAGCTTTCTCATCACCAAAATATTTTCTTACTTCATAGACATGAAAATTATAGCATTCTACGAGAGAATTAGTGGATCCAGCTTCTAGCCAGGGTGGTGCAAATCTTAATTTCTGTTTCTCTTCTTCTGTCATTTCATCTGGCTCTTTACCAGCCAAAACATACAGCCATCTCTGACCGCCTGCGAGACCAGACACAGCAACATGAGCCGACAAAGTATCGAAATAAAAGTTTTCGGGTGCTGTATTTTTCAACGAGTAGCCCTCTGCCGCTCTCACACGATCATAGGATATGTTATGACCGGCAATAAAACGATTTTCCCCTACGGGAATCATTTCATATTGGACCCATTCTTCTTTAGGGAGAGAAGGGTCGATAAGCTCGTCCGCAATCCAGATGTAAGCTGCTTTCGTAGAGAGTGCCGTCCCGATAATTGGGAAAGCGCCTCCAACCACGAAGGTCTCAGTGTCAAAGGTGAAGGCTCGTTCGAGAGGGTAACTGACTTTTTCCGTAACCCACTGGCTGTCTTCTCCAATCGTATAGCGAGTCCAGCCAGGATTGAGGACAATGCTGTCGATGTCCGGGATTTGCGGTAGTTGGGCCTGAGCGAGATCATCTGCAAGTTCCTTATAGATTCCGATTTGATCTTTCGCGATGTTCTCGAAGTGATCACGAATATTTTCTCCTTTTAGGGATGGCAATGGCAAGGGGCCATCATACATCCCCTCGGGATATGGCACTGGAGTTTCAACATTAAAACCCTTTAAATAAGAAATCGTCCGATCCAGATTTTCTTTATCTGGTTTCGGACGATCCTCAGTACCAAAAAGTTTCCTATGTATCTCATTCGAGACCATAGGGTACCCCAGGCAGTTAAGATGCATAATGCACGTTCAGTTTTGACAATTTAACTATAGCGGTTTTTTGCCCAGGTAAACCTAGATGAAAGTGATACCTGGAGCTTCAGGGAAACCGTAAGTTGTTGTTCCTTGAGCATTCGTAAAGGTTTGTTCTCCATTTCCAGTTCCGGTTCCCGGTTGTATACCGACAGCACTTGTTGCGGGACTAAAGAATCTGGCAAGTACCTGTGGGCCATTTTGCACTGCACAATCCCATTGAGAAGTAACGGTTTGACCGCCACCGTCTGCTGT